CCTCAAAGACGTGCAGGAGGTTTCCCTTGAGGAAGGCCTGTCCGATTACGTCTGTAACAGATACCCAGGTGAGTCACCAGACGACGTAGACTGTGATGGTCGCGTGAAGGAGCTTCTGCCGCGCATCCTATCCATCTTTCTCTACGACAGGGCCAACCGTTACTTCTACAACCCCAAACCCAGCGTCACCACTCCCCTCATGAAGACGTTTGAGATAGTCAAGACCAAGAGGAAACAGTACGACAACGACTCCGTCGAGAAGCAGCTCCAGGAGGCGCAGCAGCTCATCGGTATGATGAACGCCTCGCGCGCAGACGACCGCTCCACTTGGCTCCGTGTTGGCTTCTGTCTGTGGCAGATCAGCGGAGGCGACGACGACGGTTTCTCGCAGTGGCTCGAATTCTCTGAACAGAGTGACAAGTTTGACGAGAGCGAGTGCCTGTCACTGTGGCAGAAGATGCGTCCCAACAACTTCACCATTGGGACACTCAAGTACTACGCCAAGCAAGACAGCCCCGAGGAGTATGAGAAGATGATCGATGAAAAGACTCACCACCTCGTCATTGAGGCCGTCAACGGATGCCACAACGACGTCGCAAAGATCCTAAACAACGAGTACGGCAATGAGTTCGTGTGCACCTCAATCAGCAATAAGGAGTGGTATCAGTTCAAAGATCACATCTGGAAGCCACTCGACAAGGGCACTCGCCTCCGCGAGCGCATCTCAGACGACAACGGTATCATCATCAAGCAACTCAAGTCCAAACGCCGAGACATCTACAGCACACTTGAGGACCTGGAAGGCGACGATCCTGAGAAGAAGGACTGTGAGAAGAGACTGAAGAAGATCAACGACCTCATCAGACAGTGTAAGGCCACACCATTCAAGAACCACGTGATGGTAGAGTCGCAGGAGGTGTTCTATAACCCAGAGTTCTACAATCTTCTCAATAAGAACCCATACCTGGTCGCCTTCAAGAATGGCGTCTACGACTTCGAGAACGACATCTTCAGAGACGGGAATCCAGAGGACTACATATCAGTCGCGCTGCCCATCGAGTACATGGACTACGGATCCGTTGACCACCCTGACGTGATGGAGGTAGACGACTTCTTTCAGAAGGTCTTTCCGGACCGCGAAGTCCGCGACTACTTTCTAGACCAAGCGTGCCATGTCTTTGTAGGAGGTAACCATCACAAGGTTATCCTCTTCTGGACTGGTGAGGGCAACAACGGCAAGACAGTCACACAGACCTTTTTTGAGAAGATGCTCGGCAAGCTGGCCGTCAAGTTCAGCACATCCCTTCTCACGGGAAAGAAAGCCAACCTTGGAGCTGCCAATCCTGAGATGGCTCGTGCAGGCGACGGCGTGAGGTGGGCAGTGATGGATGAACCCAACGCCGACGAGATGATCAGTTCCGGCACGCTCAAAGGTCTGACTGGCAATGACTCATACTGGGCTCGTGACCTGTTCCAGAAGGGCAAAGAGACGCGGGAGATCCAACCCATGTTCAAATTGCACATGATCTGTAACAAACTTCCCGCCATCAAAGATGCAGACAAGGCTACGTGGAATAGGATTCGCGTCATCCCCTTCGAAAGTACCTTCAAACCCGAGAATGAATGCCCTCATGATTTTGAAGATCAGATCAACCAGAAGATTTTTCCTATGGACAAGAATTTCACCGACAAGATCCCAAAGATGACGCAGCCATTGGCTTGGTACCTTATCCAGAGGTGGCGTGCCATCGGGAAGCTTGAGCCTGTGGAGCCTGAGAAGGTCAAGGTGGCTACCGACATGTACAGGCAGGAGAACGACATTTACAAGCAGTTCGAACATCAATGCGTCTTCATAAAGAAAGAGACGAAGCTCACTCCTGCTACCTTGTACTCTCACTTCAAGGAGTGGTTCAGGGAGGAGTGCCCCAACCACATCACCCCGACCAGGAGTGCTGTCAGACAACACTTCATTACGCAGTGGGGTGAACTCGAGAAGGGTAAGTACTGGCCCGATAAGACATGTAGGCAATCGGCCCTCAATGACGATGACGATAGTGGAACTGAAGAAGGAAGCGGTGCCATGGTCAATCCATTCCTGTAAATGTAATAACAGTGCCTTATTAGTAGTAATAATGTTGAGCATGGTTAGCATGCCAGTAATCAATGGATCACTAAGTTGTGAAGTTGGTCATAACCCCTAGGGGTTATGACAATATCAACTACATGAATATTACTCATCATCACGTTGCCGCGTCTCTGCGAATTGGAGGTAGTCATCGCAACCAAACCTGAAGTCTGGGACTTGGTCAGCCTTAAAATAAAAAACTGCATCAGTCCATTCATTGCTCTGAATTTGGTTGTTGATGTAGATGCATGTGTAGTCAGTAGTGAGCTCGTTCATGAGTTGACAGAAGATGGCATATGAGGGGATGATGCTGGCAAAGTTTTTATAGATCTTCTCGCGGTTGGCTTGGTTGGGCTCCCTGAAAATGAAGACCCCGTCAATGTTGGTTCTGATGTTGGGTTTAAAGTCGAACACATATTGGTTAGCGAAGATGGCCAGCATGTTCCAGTGACGCCCGTTCTTGAAGAGTCCTTGAAGCAAAGGGTCGTTAAAGATCTTGACGTCGTCCATGCAGTCGTCCATTACAAGGACGGCCCATCCGTTGGGTAAGTGTTCCTTGGCCAGTTTCTGACGTTTGATAAAGTTTTCGACCACGTCCTTCTTGTACTTCTCGTAGATGAAGAGGTCTGGAAAGAGACGTGAGTAGAACTTGTTACTGTCCTCAGAACCGGAGATAACAAGACCGGTGGGGATGACGTGCTTCTTGGCGTATAAGAGATGTTTGATCAGGACGGACTTGCCTGAGCCGGGTTTACCAATGATGGTGATTTTTGACCCGCCAAGATTAGACTTGAGGCTCTCGGCGTTGGGTCTGATGGAGTCTATGTTTAGTTCCTTGATAGAAATCGTTTTGACCATTTCTCACATGAAGGTTAAACCATAAATCGTGTTATTCAGATCTGATTAGTATTAAAAACCCACCCAGTTATATAAAATGGAGTCACGAGTCCGACTGGACCTACAGGTACTGGTGTGACGGGACCAACAGGACCAACAATTATAATTGAAAGGAAAACGTGATAAGCCTCGAGTAAAAGTTGATCTTCTCGAAAAATTGAATTATGGATAGCAAGGATGATAGAAAATAGTAAAGCAATCATGTCTAACCAAACCGTCAACGTTATCTCCGCTGAGCAAGACGCCGCATTTCACAAACTCAATGTCGACAACATCGTCGTCGAGTTGCCCAAGAACGCCGCTGCCCCAGGGCAGAAGGGTGTTTGGGTCAACATCAAGTACAAGTATGGCAATGGAAAGAAGGACAAACTGGACAAACTCAAGATTCAGACATCTGAGCTCTTCTCGTACGGCATCTCGCGGTATGAGGAGTCGTCTCCAGCCAAAATGTGCCTTGTCATGGTTAATAGGAAACTCCGTGAGGCGCAAGCCAACGGTGAGGACATCAGTGAGGACGATGCAGAGGACATCAAGGTCGAGGACGCCACCCTCAAGATGTTGGATGACATCACAGAGAAGGTCAAGGAGGCTATGAAGGAACCTGAGATGGTCAAGGCTCTCGGTAAGCAGCGCGACAAGAAGTGGGCTTCCAACGTCGATAGCATGGAGATCGTCAAGAGGAAAGAGCAGGAGAATGGCATCGACACAGTCTACCTCTACCCCAAAGTTGTCACATCCAACAACTTCATGAAGACTAAGTTTCTCATGCTGGATGAGGATGAGAACCTCAATCAGGACGAGACCGTTGAGAAACTTTCTCAGAAGGACATCAACTGCAGAGTCACCGCCATGCTCGTTATCGACAGTGTGTTTGTGGGTAAGGAACCTTACCTGCAGGTAAAGTTGTCTGAGGCTGTGATAAGCGAGTTCATCGAGTACAAGGCCAAGCGCAACATCATCATGCCTGCTCGTTTTAGGAACAGATCGGCCGAAAAGAAAAAACCAAAGGCCAAGTTGTATGATTCTGACGACTCCGATGACGACACGTCTTCTGTAACCAGTTCAGCTGTTACCAAGAAGGTAATCAAGGACGACTCTGATTCCGATTCAGACTAAATGTGCAGCATTAACCCATTCATGACTATCGTTGCGCTAGCGCAACGATAGTCATGACTGGGCCCGACCCATATATGACTAGAAAGCAGATCGCTAGCGATCTGCTTTCTAGTCATATATGGGTTAAATGAACAAGGATGTAGTATCTTTCATATTAGGCCTCGGCTCTTATGAGCCATCGAAATTTAACCCTTCGGGGTTACATTTCACACATACATTGATCCTCACATCCATCTGAATGGGTTATGTAGTATCCTATGTATACAAAATGAGTAGAATTGTCAAAGATAGGATCAATGATCAATCACTTTGGAATGACGCTGCTATTGAAGAAACGATCAAGCGTATGGACCCAGACCAACTGTATAGGTATCAGAAGATGGCCCAAACCCTGTACGAAAAGGCCAACGATCCTAATCCTCACACCATCAATATGGAAGTAGCCGCACAAGTAAGGTTGATGCTACGTGATGGTCTTCATCCAAATATGCTCGAAGAAAATGAAAGACAGATCTACATCGACGCATACGGTTTAAAGTCGTTAGAGGAGTACACAAAAGATGACGACGACAATAGAAGCGACGATCAACGCCCTGATTCAGACCAAGGCCAAGATCAAGGAGTACCAAGTGGTAGTCAATGGATTACGAAAACAGGAAAGAGAGTTGGTAAAAGAGATCCAAAGCTACCTCAACGAGCGAAACGAGCAGGGCATTCGCGTAGACGACAACACGTACATCACGCTAGCGAGCCACGAGAAGAAGATCAACCTCAACAAGAAGGACCACCAGCAGAGAGTACGTGATCTACTCTACTCACGCGGCATTGACGACGAGGAATTCATGATTCAACTCCTCAATAAGACCAGCGATGTGGTCCAGGAACAGAAGATCAAGATCAACAAAGAGAAGTGAGGTTTTTCTACAACATACTGAATTTATAACCACGAGTGGTTATAAAACGTATATTTCCTACCAGCCTAAACTGTCGTAGTCTATGTCTTCGTAGCAATTCAGATCTACATCCATCACGCTTTCGAGCCAGTCTCTGAACGGAGTCAGCTTGGGTACGTTATGAGCAAGGATATCTATACCTTTGTATTTGATGTACAGTTCATGGGATTGGGCGTACTCTGAGAAGAGAGTTGAATCGCTGCTGTTTGCCCCTGAGATACTATAAAAGTCCTGCTTATAAAGGTCTTGCAACGAGTATGCTACCAAGTACTGAGCAACTGTCCTCATGTATGCCACACTCAATTTGAAACATGTTATAAGATCGCTCACCTTGACCCTGAGCCCTTCTTTTGTCTTCTTGCCTCTGAACTCGATGGCCCCGTAGCTGTTGTTGACCCCACACATATCAAATGTGATCAGCTCAAGATCGCAGGGGAACTGAGGCGCAGGACACTCGTCGTCAGGGGTTGTGGGAGGTGTTAATAAATTCAAGAACGACATGGTTAATCTAGTTACCTTTTAGATGGTTGTCTTTAACCCTAAAAAGTAAGAAAATTGATTGAAGTGGGATGTTATTTCCGTGGGGGAAGGGTAACCCAATATGCCTTACCCCCCCGTTAACCCATATATGACTAGAAAGCAGATCGCTAGCGATCTGCTTTCTAGTCATATATGGGTC